TACAGTTAATGTACCTGCTTCTATATTTTGACTGTTTAAAAATCTTATTGCCATCTGTAATTTTTATTTTATATTAGTACCAAAAGTACAATTTTTTATTTGCATAAAAAGGAGATGACATGAATTTATGAAATCTCCCTTTCATACAAATTTGTTATTATCCTATTACAGTAATCAATACTCTAATGGGGTTAGTAGGTACTGCACCAAATGTTACAGTAACAGAATTTACAGTTGTACGAACTACATCAGCAAATACAGTATCAAAAGTTACAGTATCATATAATTGAACAATTACATCTAATGAGTTTAAGTTATGTACTACAGCTCCTGTAGCTGAAATACTTGTTTTAAACTGTCTACTTGTCACAGCAGTATTAGCATTAGTAATCAATTGCGCTGGAGTTACAGCTTTAGTTGTTACTATACCAGCTGCTGCTTCAGCATTACTTGCAATTAAAATTAGACCTGGATTAACTGTACTTGATGATTGTATACTTTCACTAGTAAAAGCTGTAATAACACCATTTGTAAATGACATAGTATCTAGTACTACAACACCAGATACACCATTATTTCCAATATTAATGCTTGAAGTTATACCGACAGTAGGGTTATATGAACCTGTAGTTTGTGTACCTAAAATAACACCACCTGCTTTAATAGTAACTTGACCAGCACCACTTACTGCAAAATCAGAAGAAGAAAAACTTGCAATACCCACTGTAGTAGTAGACGCTAAATCAATATTATTTTGAACTGTTGTCCAATCATTTAATGCAGTTGGAGTATTATCATTTGCTATAAGCAAATCACCAACTCTAACTTGTTCCCCAAAGAATAAACCATCTACTATAACAGTATAAGTAAATCCTTTATTAATAGTACCTGTAGGAACTATATCTAAGTTAGGAGTGTTTGTACTAGCATCGTAACCACCTTGATAAATTAAAGCACCTGAACCAGCAAATGTAGAATCTACATAAGCTTTAGTTGCTGCATCTTGAGCTAATGTTGGATTAATAACATTAATTAATTTAAATGAGCCAATACTTAAATCTGCAGTTGGTGCACCCAATTGGCTTAATGAAATACCTGAAATTAAAGCTTTAGCTGCATTACCGCTTGAAGCATCATGAATTAAAACTGAATCAGCACCTAATGCAGTTACTGCTGCTGCTGAGTTTACAACGTTAGTTGGGCCAATGTATTGAATCGCAAGAGTACCTGTAGAAGTAATAGGACCACCAGTTAAACCTGCTCCTGAAGCAACACTTGTTACAGTACCATTATTTGTAGAATTTATAGTTACAGTAGTTCCTGATACTGAAGTTGTAATTCCGGTACCTCCTGTAAATGTAAACGCACCACTTGATGTAATGGCAGTACCAGTTCCTATTTCAGCAGCTAATGTAATAGAAGTTACTGTACCTTGGAATTGATCTATTGATGCAATTGTTAAGACTGTATCACTTGTTCTTGTAATAGTGACATTACTACCAGCTGTAAAATTAACATCATTAGTAGTAGAATCACTACCACTTAATCTGATTGCAGTTCCTGTTGAAGCTGTAGATAATGTGTATGTTGTGTTATTATCAGGTCCTGATTGAATTTGTACCCAAGCAGAAGCTGTTCTTAATTGCAATTTAGATGTAACCGTATCATAATAGATTTGTCCCTCCGTTGCAATTAAAGGAACTGTACCTAAATTTTGAATTACAGCAAATTGTAGTTCATTTTGATTTAGGTTAATGCTAGTTAAATATTTGATTGCCATAATTTTTGTTTTTACTTGTTTTTAATTTAAATATGCGTAGCCTGCAAAAGCAGTTGTAAATGTTATTGTTAATGTATTTGAACTGTTATATGTAATATCTCCAATAACAACATGGTTAGAACTATCTACAACAGTTGCTGATGGAAATGTACCTAAATTATGAGTTATAACCCAAATAGATAGCGGAACATCTTGTGTATGTATATAAGTTCCTGTATTGCATAATATGTTTTCTAAATCTATAATTGTACAAACATTAGTTGGTACAGCAGGACAAGACATACTTGCTTTTGTATTAACTATTGCTAATGGTTCAATAAATATACCATCTTGACCACTATCAATAATTGTTTTATTAGAGGCACTATTTTGCCAATCGCATAAATACTTATTTAAAGCAGCTGTTTCAAAGTCAACATAACAGCATGGTTCTATACCAAATTTAATTTCTTTAAAATTTGTATATGCTTGTGCTGCAAAATTTTGTTCAGTCTTAATTCTTTTAATAAGTACTTGCTCCATATTTTATTTATTTCTTAGATCTCTAATTTGTTGAGCGGCTAACGCTAAGTTTAAATCTCTTGTGGGTAATACCTGTGAAGGTGCTTCACCATTTAATCTTTTATTGGCCCATTCATTTACACATGTTTTACATATGGCTGTTCCTTGATCATCAAATGCTTTTTGACAACCACAAGTAAACGTCTTATTACAATTTGCACAAGTCATATTAATTTATTTTTGGTTTATATAAATTTATGATGAGCCAAATGTTGATTTATTTTATACATTTGGCTCATTATAATATTAGTATAAGTATGTTTTTCCACCACAATTTCCTGATGGACAAATTACTTTATTTAATCTATTTTTAGCATAATTATATAACTGCATTCCTTGAGCTGGTGATTGACAATACTCTACATTTGATACAGCAGCATCAATCATAATTCTTATGTAACTCATCTCATCTAAGAGTTCTTGTTTATATGATTGAGGTTGACATGATTGAATATCTAAATCACACAGTACTTCATAATACTTTGTCATTAATCTAGTTACTCTCAGATGATTATATTCAATATAAACTTTTGAGTTTGGAGAAACGCTGTATCTAACAATATAAATTCCATCAGGAATCTCTTGTTGTACAGTACCACAATTCACTTTTTGTATTGCAAGTGCGCATGCAGTTAAACACATGTCAAAACCTTTTGTTACTTTAAGTAATATAGGTACTGTAAATCCGGGAAGTGTTATTAATAACTCCTCACAATCAACAGCAAGTTCTGAAGAATACTGACTAGTATCTTTAATACATAAAAGATTGCAGTTAGATACTGTTGGTATTTCTAAGCTTAATATATGTTTGTCAGCCATTTTTATATTTGTTTTAATACGCTATATATACAATATACAAAAAAATTAGAATAAAAAAAAAAAAGAGCAGGGGATTTTACACCCTACTCTTTTTTTATAGACTATTTTTTGTTAGGTAAATTGATTACCAGAACAAATTAGTTTCTAGTGCAATGTTATTACCAGCAGCATTTGCTAAAGCAATTACTTCGTTAAACAATGCTAATACAGCAGTGTTAGCAGCAGTATCTGAACATTTAACATAGACTTGATAAACATATTGATCATTATCAAATAGCCCGCTTGGGTTGTTGAATCTTGGAACAGTATGTTGGATATAGTATGCTTTATAAGTAGCAGCTCTATCAACAGCCCCTAAGATCTCATCTGACATTTCAATTTCTCTGATTCTTGCGCTATCAGCATTTCCTTGGTTAAATGGAGATTGTCTGTATCTTTCAGATAAAATCAAGTCTCTAGCAACTTGCTCACCTTGAGTTTGTTCCATTTGACCTGGAGTACTTGTAGCAACACCACAATCATTACATGGATTTCCAGTTTCATCAAGAATAGAAGCAATAATAACTACTGGTTCAGCATTGTAATGATCTCTAGTATCAAATGAACAATCACCAAATTTAGTATTAACATAAGCTCCTACAAAATTAACTGTAGCATTAACTTTAGTTGTACCATTAGGATCTAATGAAGGAACATAATTTCCAGAAGCAGCTGTACCTAAAGCTTGAGCAATAGTATATACAGACTGTACACTTACACCACCAGTAACTGCAGTAACTACAACACCACCTGCAGTAAGAGCGGTAATTGTTAAAGTTCCACCAGTTCCACCAGCAACTGTTAATACATCACCTAGAGTATATCCAGCACCAACTGCAGCAATACTATAAGTAGCAATAGCACCAGTAGATACAGTTAAAACATTAACTTGAAATCCTGATCCAGAACCACCAGTAGTAGCAACACCTGAAGCAACAGAATATCCAGAACCACCAATTAATGTAGCAGCTTGAACACCCCTAACACCACCTTCAGCAACGAATGGTTTGATTAATGGATCAGAAAGAACCATTTCGGCCATAGCAGCAGAAACCAATGTTGGATCTAAAAATTCTTGAGCACCTACACAGCAAATGTTTGCACTATCACCAATTGCATAAGCATTGTGATTTAAGAAACGCAATGTTGGGGAACCTTTAACATCAATTCTCATGAATTGAGTTTTTCCACATGGAGCACAAGCTGAACCTAAAGATAAAGAGGCAGTAGATTGTTCAGCAACTAAACAGTTACTAACCCATGCTCTTGAAATAAATTTAGGATTGATACCTTTTGATTTAACAGATTCTTGATAACCTCCGTGACCAGGATTGTTTCCAATACTATCTTTACTGTAAAAGCTACCTTGTACAAGATAAGCTAATGAATTAGCTGGCAAAGAACCTCCGGGCAAAGCAATTGTTTGCCATGATGCATCAGTAACTAAACCTAGCTGACCAGCAGTTAATGCTGAGGTTGCTACTCCAGCAGATGCTTGGGTTGATGTAGCAACAAACGTTTTGTAAAACGCATGATTAAAATAAGCCATAATTTTTGTTTTTTTTGTTAATAAATATATAAATATGTACTTCGTGTACATGTATAATATAAGCAAAAGTTTTTAATTTCCAATCATGATAGGAAAATTAATTTATATTTTGCTATATTAATTGAATCTTTTACAATATCTAAGTTATTTACAATTTCTGAATAAGGCATAATTGATTGTAATTTTACCACTTCTTCAGTCAAGTTTCTTAAATATGTAATTGCTGCTTTTACATCATTTAAAACCACAGGTGCCTCATTTCCATATTTCAATAATGTTTCTGATGCTCCTTGGAATCCTTCAGCCAATGTATCAGCATGATCAGGCATTGCATCATATAAATCATTCAATGCTATATGCTGTGCATATGAACCATCACCTGTAACTTGTAAATGAAGTTTATGCAAACTAGTTGCTCCATTCATTAATGATGTAACAAGTTTAGCTGTTTCTTGTGCTAATTCACTCGATGGTCTTTTTAAAGATTTTTCAGTATTTGCTTGATCTTTGGTTTTTAAATTTCTCATTTTTAATTATTTCTTTCAGCAGAACCTTGGCCCCTTTGTTGTTGATAAATGTTTTCTATATCTCCTGCAATAAGTGAAGCCGTATCATCTAACAATACTTCAACAAGATCATCTTTGAATTGACAAGGTATATTGACCGTACTAACAACACCGGTGTATGGATCTACACAACCAAGTATTTGTATATAAACCGGTTTTTGATAATACGTTAAAACCGGATTTACAATGTTAAAATCAGCATTTCTATAAATTCTGATCTTATTGCCCAACATTGTACAAAATGTTTCACCCCACTCAAAGTTTGGATCCTTCAAAGGATCTCTTAATAAAAGAGATATGTTAGCTTCTTCAGCTAGGTATACCGTCATTGATCTAGGATCAGGACAACACTCACTTGTAGCATCTGTACTTACTCTTTTATATTCTAAATAAGTATTTACAGGAAAGTTATTTGTTTCAAAGTACTGATCAGTTACAACTCCTGTCAAAGATAGTTCTCTTAACAGGGGTTGTAAATCATCAATTCTTCTTTTAGATAATTCATCACCTTCTTTATATATGTTACCCCCATGCAAATTTCTTCTGCACCAGTCTACTTGTACTTTATTAAATGCTTCAACAAACTGCCAACATTCTATGTTATCATAGTCTTGACTATCCAGCTTGTTTAGTCTTTGTTTTAATTTAATTAAGAGTGTGTTATTATCCATTTTTTAAATTTTAAGAGTTCCAGTATGGTTCTACTTTATTAAGTAGTGACATCAAAGTTTCTTCATTTTCAGGATTCTTTAAAAATTCAAAACATTCAGAAGGTGATTTACCTAATTTAACACCACTATCAATTGGTTCAATCCAACCTCCAGCTTTAGTAGTAATAAATCTATAATACAAAGAGTCTTTAATTAAAGCTCTAATTTTTAATTCCTCCATTGACAACCCAGATACTTCTAAAAATTGCCCAGCTGCTCTTTTCTTAGAAGATTCAGCTCCATTACCATTAATGTATTCATCCATGTTTTCATAAAGAATATCATTAGGTGTATTTTTAACATACTGTACACTATCTGCATCACAAACTTTAGCAACATACATTAATTTTGAAGTATTAGTATCATACATTTTTTGTAATTCTACCAATGCTTTATTTTTTAACTTGCTAAGTTCTGTTCTTGTACTCAATGTTTCTTCCATTGTGTCAAGGTAAAATTTTGGTGGATTGCCTGATTCTCTTGCTTCTCTTAATGATTTTGCTACAATAGAAAACCCACCCGCATAAATAGCATTTAACTTAATTAAGTCATAAGGATCTTTTTCTGGATCTAAAAATACAGGATCATTACCACATCTTAAACTAATTTTATCCCAAAATTTTGAATTATCAGGCCTCATTATGGTTAACTTATTCCAAAATTCTTTGTCATCTACAGCAACAACATTAGATGCTAATTCTGCTTCTAATTGAGCAACAATTTTTCTAATTTCTTTTACTCTTGCTTCTTTTTCCTTTGGAGGTAACATTTTTACATCAGGAGCAAATTCATTTAATCCTGTAACATAACGTTTAACTCCATTCATTTCTAAACAAGCTAATGTTTCTTCATGAAATACTCCATCATGCAAAGACAATCCATAATGCTCTAAGCCCATATTCTCTTTTGAAGAATTAAAATAAGGGCGTATAGCAATAGTTTGATTTTTTGTTTGCTGATACTTTTCTACAATTGTGTAATCATTCATAATTTGGTTTTTATTGGTTAATTATTTTTTCTTTTTAATTTTAACTGTACCTCCACGTTTCATTTTAGATGCAGGCATACTTTTCTTAGCTTTTTTACTTGGAGCAGGATTATAACCTTCTGTAGCATAACCAAAGGTAGAAACATATTCTACAAAAGCTTTTAACGCATCCATTCCTGTTTTAGGTTTTGGTGCTGGTGGTAACTTAATTTTTTTAGGGTTTTCCATAATCTTAATTGTTATTTACTTATGGGATTCATTTAGTTAATTAATAATTGTTTTCTCATTGTCAAAAGTACATAATTATGTACAATTTATTATTATTAATATTTCTAAAGTAAGGTTTTATCCTTACTCCAGTTTATTTGACTTATACCTCGTAAACAATTTTTAATACTCCTGCTGTATGATATAGATCTCCATTACCTAATCCTTCTGCTTTTGCCGCAGCATTATCTGCATGATTTCTATACAATATATCTTCACCTACAGCTTTTGAAGCAATAATTTCAGAAACATTTAAGTTTGAAAACTGATATGTTTTATTTGTTTTTTTTATATCTAATGCCATTTTATTTATGTTTTAAAAATTAAAAAAAAGGGAGGAGCTTTTATCCTGCCTCCCATTTTAATTATTGATTATTAGAATGAACCACCGGTAATTGGGTTTCTCATTACAATTTTCAAGACTTTAGTTGGATCCTTAACCCATATAGCAGGCATAGTTTGTGACATCATTACACGGTATCCGTTGAAGTTACCTGTAGATGCAAAACCTTGATTTCTACCCATGTAATCCATAGTTCCATTTTGATAGAACCATTTCAATTGATTATCCCAAGATAATTTCAATAAATGGATGTTATCATTTCCTTCATCTGTTACGTCAAAGATAATAAAACTATAAGAACTTAATGGACGGCCATCAATTAATGGATTCTCAATATCATTGGTATTTAAGTTATCAAATGCAGGATTCAATACAAACTTAACATTAGCTAAGAAAGGAATGGTAAAGCTTGTGTAAGCAAAACCATAATCTAAATCCATACCTGAACCTTTAACAGCCCCAATATCAGATGCATTTTGAACTAGACCTGAACCATATACTTCATCAGCAATAGCTTTGTTGATCAACTGCATACCACCAATACCTGTTTGAACAACAAGTGATCTTTGAGGATCTGGTCCTTTGAACTCAACTTTACCTTGGTAGAAGTTATACAATTCAGATTTAAACATATCAAGTGTGAAAGAAGACTTGTTGTAAACTCTTTTAAATGAGTTATCCAACTGTGACCATAATCCCACAGATAATCTAATATCATCTGGCCCATCTTGTTTGATTCTACCACCTTTACCCCACATCAAGTAAGTTTCAATGTCAGAAGCAATTTTTGATAAGTGTGCAGCTTCCATGTTAGTAATAAATGTTCTAGTAAGAGTACCATTTTCAAATGCTTCTCTTGCACCAGCTTTACCCATGTTAGCAATTAATCCTTCAATACTTGGTACAGATGGATCATTGTTTGCACCAAAGTTTCTCCAAATTTCTGTTACAGGTACAGTACCATCTGAATTTAAACCACCTTTGATCATAAGATCAGCACGGCTAGAAATAGAATAATGTACGTGTGCTTCAGCTCCTCCTACAAAGTTGTAGAACTCACGGAAACCAGAACCTGTTTCAATGTCTGAAAATCTTTCTCCGTACTCACCTCTTGCAGAACCTTTTCTGAAGAATTTAGTACCTTTAGCTAAATACTTATTATCTAAGCTAGCTACGTTGTTGTTATTTACTAATTGAACAGTGTAAATAAAACCGTCACCAGCAGGGATAATATCATCAGCTGTGATATAAAGTTCTAATCCATTGTATTTGTCATAAGTGATAATATCACCATGTCCAAATGTTCTTTTAGAAATTTTAATTTTGAATGTTGTTCCATCTACACCCTTAGCAGAGTTAGCTGGTTCAATATCTGCCACTATGTATGGAAGATCTTGTGCAATAGGAGTTTGCCATTTGTACTCACCGCGAGCATTGTCCACCATGATAGTATTCTTTCCACCAAATGAAGCCATCTGATACAAAGGCATTTCTACCTTTTGTGTCATTGCCCACAAATCTACTGGTCCCATATCCATAGGTTCAGCGTTACCCAACATTTGAGTAAGGTGGTAAGAATCAACATGAGAACTAGCTTTGTAGCTTGTGTCTCTTAGGAAAATTCCATTATTTAATACTGGAGTTGCCATAATTTTTACTTGTTTTTAGTTATTAATTGTTTATATATTTGATTGTTAAATCCTTTTGAAAATGTTGTTGGTTCTTGCTAATTTTTTAGTTGGTTGTCTTCTTGTTTCTTCATCTTTATCTTGAATCCCAAGAGAACTTGAACTATGGTTACCCTGTTCTGTTTTTAGTTTTCTTACTGTTTGTTCAATACTTTGTTGTGCTCCTTTATCCATGATCTTTGCTTTATATCCTTGAGGATCTTGCAATAACCACAATGCTTCTGATATCAATGAGTAATTTGGTTCAACAAACTGATACTTCTCTAATAGATGCCCTAATAAATTTGTATTTCTCCCACTTACTGAAGGATAACTTGGTTGAACTAAACCATTATACAACATTGCTTGAGTTTTTCTATCTACTTTAATGTCTCCTAAACTACCATCTTTTAAAGTATCATATACATTTTGCATATAAGCTTTAGATGCTTGTTCTTGTTGTTTTTGTTTCAATTGTTGTTCTTGCACTTTTTTGATAACAATTTGTTCTGCCATCTTATCCAACTTTGGTTTAAATTTAGAAGCTTGTTGTTCAAGCTTTCCTAAATCTTTCCAAATTTCAATCTCTTCAGCAATTTCATCAGAAGTACCATAACCAGTAGCATTTAAATACTCTTTGATTATAGTCTCCTGATCTCTTTCAGACTTAATGTCTAAGTCTTTAGTTTCTTCTACCTGACCTAAAGTTGAAAACAAACCTTTTAAATCAGTACCACCATCTGCTACATATCTAGCAGCAATTTGTAATTCTTCAGGTAAACTAGCAAAAAACTGTTTAGGAGTTTCACGTCTTACTTGATTGGCTTTTTCTTCCAAGTTAGCTTCAATTAATTCTTCCCAATCTTTTGCAGTATATTCATCAAAAGATTTTTCATCATCAAAAGGAACCAATTTATCTTCTTTAATCATTTTTGAAAAAACATCAGAAATTCCTGAAATACTTTTTCTACCTCTAGTCTCTTTCTTTTCCTCATCTTCTTCATCATCACCTAAACTATCAAGAATACTTTTAGAATCTTCTTTAGTTACTTTTGATGTAGTATCATCTTCATCTTCATCTGCAAGAAGATCTGCATTTGATTTTGTAGATTTATCTTTATCAGTTAAATCATCTGCATCATCTGCATCCGGATCAGCAAATGAAAAATCCGCTTTCTTATTTATTGCTGAAAAAATGTTGTTTGTAGTTTTAGTCTGTTTTTCAGATGGCAAAGTCATATCAGCACCACTAGGTGCTGCATTGAATATTGTATCTAAATCAATATCTAAAGTTTCTACGTTACTGCTCATTGTGTTGTTTTTGGTGCTCATCTTATTGTTGGTTTAATAGTTAATGCTTTATATATATAATATAACAAATCTTTATTTGGTTTGCACTATACTAAACTTATTATATTTGATAAAATTGCAAAGTTTTTTGCAGTATATAGCTAACGCAAATTATTTATCTTTTGGTTTTTTAACATCATACTTATTTTTATTCTCTATGGCTATATCTAATTGTGTATTTGCTATCTGCTTTTGTGCTGCAATCCTTTCTCTTTCAACTTGAAGTTTTTGATTTTCAGTTGATGACTTCATTGTCATTTCTTCACGCTTTATATTCATTTGCTCTCTATATTGAGTAGTTTGCTGAATATCTTTTAATGCATCCTGATAATCATTTATCTCGTTTTTATTTACATCAACTCCGGCTCCATAACCTGCTGCTCTAATTTCAGCAATAGTAATATCATTCTGTCTATCTTTATCAGCTTCTTGTTGTTGTAATTGTGCTTTCATTTGAGATTCTTGCGCCTGTGCTTGTAATTGTTGTTCTTGCATCTGACGTTGTTGTTGCATCTCTTCTTGTCTTTGTGCTGTTATTCTTGTTTCTGAATCTTTTAAAATATCTGTTACTTCAGAAATAGATGCTGATTTAACAATATTCCCAAGTTCAAATATGCTTGCGCCAGTGGTATTATTAGTTAATGCCATTTGTTTTAACTGCTCAAGAATAGCTCTATGATTTGTTTTAGTTGTGGCAAATACATTAAAATCCCTTAATAAAAGATCTGTGCCATTGATTGTAAAGTTTATTTTTTGTGCTTCAGTAGAAATATAGCTCAATCTTACACTTGGATTGGTACTATAATAATACTGAGCTAAGTCTGTTCTCATTTGATGAATCCTTGGCATTAGCTGGTCTGAGTGCTGTACAAAATAAATTTCTGTTTGAGCATAAGATTGTTGCATTGCATTCATTACTCCAGTAGCTGTTTCTGCTGCAACAGCTCCGCCCAGTCTTTGAGGATTAATACCTATTGCATCAAAACACTGTTGTTTAAAATAATTAGCCAGCTGTATTCTACCCATTAACCTACTAGTTTGCTCCATGTTTAGAGTTTGGTAGTGTTGGAAATTTACAGCATTTTCTGTGTTACTGATTGAAGTATCAAGCGGAAGCATTTGAAAATCCTTCATTGCTACATATGCTTTAGCATAATTATTTTTACCCCAATCTTCTCCCATAGAATGACGTGGTAGTGCATTCTGATCAAACATAATTACTGTACCTAATTCATCAATTAAGATATCAGCAATCTGATTATTAACCATATTATATCCAACTTGATAAGCTTTCATTAAATCTACTAAGGAAGTAGATCTAGTATTTCTATCAGAAAATACTCTCCCTTCAACAGGTAATTTACAACCATATAAAGAATTATTTCCTTTAAATTGAAATGGTAATCTTCCCGGTTTAGTTTTATTGATACCTAAATAGATAGGATTTATTTCACTACTTGTAGAACTTTTCCACATTGCAGGTACATTTGGTCCTACTTTTACACCACCCCAAATTTCATTAATCCAAATCCAATCTATATGTTCACCTTGTAATAAAGTATCTTTGGTTTTATTCTTAAATATTGATGTATCATAAATAGCTTTTTCAGTTACTTTAAATGTTTCATCAACTATCTCTTGAGTCACCTGACCATCTTGTTCTATTTTAACTAAGTGCCCAATCTTTCTTTGTGTCTTCCAATAGATTGTAGAGACCCTCATTAAATTGCTATCACCAAAATAAGCTAAGTCTTCACTTTGACTTAAGATCTGCGTTAAGATATCTCCGCCTCTGGCAGGATCTGCCATATAGTTACTTGTATATTGTCTGTATGCTAAACCTGGTGAATCAGTATTCCATGAATGAGATCTTGTAGCATCATAATAAGAACCATCATTTTGATAACCATTAACTTGATATTGAGCAGATCTTGCAGGATAGATTCTTTGTAATGATTCCAATTGTTCTTGACTCATTAGGTATCCATATTTATCTACAACATCAGATACTGTCATCAAATCAATTTTACCAACATAAGCCGAATCAGAAATATATCTTTGATCTGGAGATTTTTGGTAGAATGTTAATACAGGATTCCATAGTTCAATATCATAATCATCTTCCAACATACGGAAATGCCAGAACTCTCTATCAGCAATAAGCATGTCCCGGAATCCTCTTTCTTCAAGTTCTTGCATTTTAAATCTTTCCTCATCAACATTTAATTGATGGGTAGCCCATTCTTCTACAGAACTTCTATATGATTTACTAAAGAAGTCTTCAATTTCTGGTAATGATTTAATATTTTGCGGTGAGAGTTGTTGTTTACCCTCATCAGAAGCAGGATCCATACCCATCTGAATCATTTTTTCCATCAGCTTTCTTTCAGCATCTGCAAGTAAAGATTCCTCAACCTGCATTCTTTTAGCCTCAAGCATTTCATTATATGATCTATCATCAACTGCTCTAAATTGTACTTTATTGTATCTTTTGGAAAACTCTCCGCTTAATACGTTAATTACATTTGGGATAATAGGATAAAATTTAAGTTCTAAAGCAGAATCATTTTCTTTAGTTAGAACATCCATTAAATCTTTATAATCATTATCGGGTTCAACTATATAATCTGTTTTATCTATAATACCTTTAGCTAATTTATAATTTTTTAAAAGCCTTCTAGCATTAAGTTTTAAAAACTGGATACCTTGGAGTTCTAACCAATCTAAGTTCCATGCTGCCCAATCATCTGTTTTTTCAGAGTATGGTAAAAATTGAATAGGTTGCGTCAAACTAGAAAAGGTAGAACCTTGTTCTTTTTTTGCTCCGGCTTTTAACTGTATTGCATTAAGTACTTTCATTCTAAATTTAATTTAGTTAATTTATTTATAGTTTTTGAAGCCTGATCTTTTTATTGTATTTCCAGTATTGTTTCCACTACGCCCAATATTTTTAAACGGACTATACTTTAATTTATACAAATTTTCTGAATTTACCAAAGATTTTTCCTCTGATTCACGTCTTTTTGAAAAACCTCTATTTGATTGTTGTATTTTTACAAAGGCTACTAAAGCTCCAAATGCCACAAGTCTATCCACGTTAAGGCCTGGATAATATGCAAGCATTTCTTTTATAAGCATCCCATCAGGTATTCTTTCAACACCTAATGTTTGATTTGTTACAACACCATTAACATCTGTATTTTCATCAATGACTTCTCTTAAAAATTCAATTGCATATGAAATCAAATGACTTTTAAATAATGTACCTGTATTTTTCCAGCCATATTCTTGATAAACACTATTGTTTGAACCAAGGTCTTTTAAAAATAATATCTGTTGTTTAGGTACTAAATATCTTTGCTTCTTTCTAGAAATCATATGCTGTATGAACAAAGATATATTGTTCTCAACTATAGTCCAAGCATTATACCATTCTATAATAAACTCAAGTCTTTCATGCGTTTTATTTATATCATCAAACCTACCACACCAGGATGCCACAATTTTATCCTTTTCTAAAAACTGTTCAACATCACCAGATATCATAGTCCTTGTAACCTCTGTTGCATTCTTATAAACAAAAATACTACACAAGGAATCAGAAGTAGTAGTTTTACCTTCTGATACGGGGTCAATAGAGGCGTAATAAGCTCCAAACGCAGGACTCTTGACTGGACGTTCCCAAACAATAATACTTCCCATCTTATCCACTTGTTTCTTATCTACAGGAAATCTACTTATTGGGAGTTTGTTTGTTCTTTTAGCAAAGATTCCATTTTCATCTCTATCCAATTCAATAAGTTCATAAGGATATTCTTTCTCTTCAATTTTTTTCTGCTGTCTACTAAGAATACCTTGTGGAAATACAGATGCCTTTCTATAAGCAAATGCTTCAGCAATGTTTAAGGGTTTCTGAGATATTCTTAATTGAAATTGTTCTCCATTTAATTCATTCTTCCACCTTTCTCTTTCTTCATTAATTGCTGCTTCAGCTTCTTTTACTAATGAGTTTCCATAGTCATCAATGAATGGTGGCATTGACCATTGCTCTGGAATAAATAAACCAGCCATACCTATTGTACCATCTGCATCAATAAGATTAGTTTCAACAGCATATATATCATTAGCTGCAGGATTAGTAATCATTTCTTTTAAAGGATTACATTGTTCTAAATCCCCCACTGAACCCGCAGCAATAAACATACCTGTAGTAATCATACCAGAAGACATTGCAGGGCGTAAGTACTCATATGTCTCAGACATCTTTGGAGCAATGCCTGCTTCTTCATGAAAGAAGTAAGTACAGGGTCCTCCTACTCCAGTAGTTGCATTTTTTTCAAATGAACCCCCTTGTATTTTTGATTTTAAACCTCTTGCTGTTTTTCTATTACCAACTTTAACTTCAATCTGTTGTTGCCATAATAAAACCTTTTCTGGATTACTTGGTCTATACCAAGCAGTATGTTCATTTAAGAATGTTTTGTACTCATCCAAAAATTTCCATGATCCCTTATCATTTATAAAATCTTTAAGAGAAGCTCCAATTTTACAAATACTTCCTTCTTCAAACCAATAGGTATTAATAATTTTAGCCATATGAAAATATGAAGATGCAATCTGACGTTTTTTTAATATAGCAGAATGTTTGTGATGTAATTCTGCAAGTTGCTCATATAAAGCCATATGATACTGAGCATCACGTACTTTAGCAAAACCATACTTTTTTTCTTCTTTATCAAAGATTGGAAGAAAGTTTAACCACATGTAATAATCTCTAGTTAAATACCAGCTTTTATTACCATCTTTATAAATAACTCCTCCTCTACATTTAATCTTTTGATCCTCCCAATATTTTGTAAAATCTTTAGATCTAAATGGTTTATTACAATAAAATCCCTGATCATTAAATATTTGAGCTTGTTCATTAAACTTAAAAGAAAGCTTATTAAACTCATAATGACCAGGAACATTAAATATGCTCAAAATATAATCTATAAACTCTTTTGCAGTTTCAAATTCTGTAGTTGACCAAGAACCATTTTCATATGTAGGTGTAGATTTATACATATTTAAACTTGGCAAAAACGTCACCCTCGTGGATTAATAAATGTTCTTCATCATCATGCATCATTTTTGTTGGTAAACAATGTTCACTATATTGAACTACATCTCCTATTTTAATTTCCGTAATGGTTTCACCTACTGCAACTACAGTACCTTTGTTTTCAACCTTTTGTGCTGCGTCAGGTATAATAATATTTGTGTTTTTAAAAAATGCTTCAGCCTTTTTCTGTTTGATTAATAATTTTTTACCTACTGGAATTACTTGTTGTATCATTTGCATCATCTTGTTTTAATTTAATTGTTTATTATTTTAATTATATTTGGTCATATGCCAATCCAGCACCACCACGTACAGAACTTTCTTGTTCTTGTTTCATATCAATCAAAGCCCCTTTGTATGATTGTCTAATCTGTTCAAATTTAGCTGCTGCATTTATCATAGAATTTATATTTCCATCTCTACCATGTTCAATGGCAGTTACTTCCATATATTTAGCTAACCTATCAAGCATTGACTTAATACCTTTGTAAGCTCTTAAGGTAGGTGTTTCATATAATTTATAACACATATCTAATGCATATCTTATTTTAGGATCTTCAGGTGAATCTTCTAATTGAACTTCCTCAATAATAACATCTTCTTTCTCATGTTCAGGGACATTAAAAAAAGGATTCATATCTGGATTTGGACAACTCATATAAAATATATATTGATATATTTTTAAATAGGTATCCGGATAGTTTTCCATAATGGCATTCAAAAAGGGTAATGAATAACAATGTTCTGATGGAATAACTTTACTGTTTTGAATATCAAATAGTCTTATTAACATAATTTAAATTTCAGGATTCATATAAGCAATAATTGATTCATAAGAATTTGAACTATAAATATTTTGAAAAATAGCAGTCAAATAAATTTGTACAATACCTGATACATAAACGTTAGCTATATTGTCCCAAACATATGATACTCCAGCAATTTGGTTTGCATTAATATCCATTAATGCTGCACTATCACTATTCCAATAAGAACCTGTTGGTACACCCATAGGGTCAATTGATTGCATTAGTTGAACTTGAGTAATTGTTATACTTGCCATTATTTTTTAGTTTTTTTAAATAAGTATCTAAATGAATCCCAAATATTTTTTGCTAAATATATATCATATAGGTATATTGTTTTAGGGCATACAATGAAACCTTTAATTAATTGATTACCATCTAATATACTATTTTTGTCATGGTATATCCATAATAACCATTTATCTTTTAACCTAAAAATTACTTTACCTTGTAGAGGAAATTTCTTTGGATTATTCCAGTCAGGTGTTCTAAAGTCATAAAATGTTTTCATGTTATTTATTGTCTTTTAACCACATCATAAGAGAGTTTACCTCATCCTTTAAATATGGGATTTCGTATATTTTTACTTCATCTAAAACAGGTTCACCATTTAGTATTTTACTAATAGGATAACCATTTGAGTCTTCACCTACAGTTTCAAACTTAACATGTTGTATTGTTAATTTACCAATCTTTAATTTAGGGTTATGTTTCTTAACAATATACGCATAAATACTCAATTGTAATGCATAATGATTTAAATTGCAATCATCTAAATGATTGACGGGTTTAAACATTTTGTTTGTAATACCTTCCCAATTAGTATAACCTTTCTCTTTAATTTCCTTATTGGTCTTATAATCATTGATGTTAATATAACCATTAACAATTTCTACAACATCAGCTTGTCCGCAAAGACCAACAGATTTTAAATAAACAAGATGTTCCGGATATACACCATTACTTAGCTTTTGTTCTGGTGCTAATTTTATACCACTCTCATTTACAAGAGGTTTAACAATAGGTACTTCAATTCCGTTACGCTCAATGGTTTTAAAATCAAGCATGTCTGCTTCTCTTTGATTATGATAGAAGTTACCAAGGTTAATGGCTCTTTCTGTTTCATTATCCCAGGCCTGCAGTATCTCTTCTGCAGTCATACCATACCATTTAGAATTTTTATTCTTTGCTGATTTTTTTGCCTGGCTTTCTTTGTCAAACTTAGGTTTAAACTTTCCAACAAGAGATGTAACACTCAACCATTGAATGTTATCTTCTTCTATACTTTCATAAGTATGTCCGGCTTCTTTGAATATAATAGCCATTATTTTACTTTTGATAGTTCATTTGCCGCTACACTTAATCCACCGGTTGTTGTAGAAGTCCCAGTCATAGGATCATTAGTAGTTGTTGAAACATAATAAGGATTAGATATACCATGATAAGGTCTAAATGCTTGATTAACTTGAGGTAACATATTAATATTATTAATACTTGCCTGAAATTCCGCTTTTAACAAAACCAATGCAGCTTCTGTTGTAATTAATTTGTGTTCTAAAAGATCTTTTACTATTTCTGATACTGTCATAATATTAATTTTTAACTTGTTGATTTATTTTTTCTTCTAACTCTTCAGTCATTAATGAATCCCAAAAACCTTTAGGACAAGATGTTGATAATGATCTTACTTTAAATGCAAGACTACAACCACAATCTGAACAACAAGGTTGAGTTCCAGGAACTAAACAATGATCTCCAGCAGCATCAAATAAAGAACACTTAATACATATCTGAAATCTATCTGTAGCAACAGCTTCAATATGTTCTTTCTTAAATATGTTATTTTTAATGCCTTCTAGTATTTGATCAGCATTTTTAAATACTGATAAATAATTTTTCCATTTTCCTTTCATATTATTTTGCTTTAAACTCTTTTTTTGCTAATATATCAGCTTCCATTTGTACTAATGCCTTAGACATTTGTTCAATGTTATTCTGTATATATTCACTTTGAGCATAACCATTATACGTTCTTTTAGTTAGATTACCCAGTGCGCTTTTATTCTTTTTAATTGAGTTTTCTAATTTAGTCTTTCTCAAATAAAATGTCCCCAATCCATCTACATTTATTCTTGGATATTCTATTGATGATAATTTCTTTCTTAATTTATGATAGTAAAATGTTATAAAATCATCTATAACCTGCTGATGTACACCAACTTCTTCAGCTATACCTGCTTTAAAATCTTTATGTTTCTTGGGATTCACGGCCTAATATTTTATAGTCTAACAATACCAAACCATCTACCTGAACATTAATAGTTTTATTAATTGAAATGGTTTTTTTATTTACGCCATTTTTAACTATTAAATTTTTCTTTTCTGCTTTTGCTAAAGCATTCCTAGCTGATTGTGGACTTTTAAATATGCTCTGTTCAGTTAAAAATATGCAAAATTTAGTTAATTCAACTTTTGGTTGTTTAGATAATTCCATTAAACATTTAAGATCTGAATTACTGATTAAAATATTTTCAAAAAAACAATAGGTGAGTATCTGATACTTAATGGTTTCATTAAGATCTACCTGTAATTTTAAATCTACCTTATTTACTATAGCCATTATTTCAAACTCATTATCATATCAACTAAGTCAGGATGTGGATAGCAATCAAACTTATCCTTTCTTACATTGGTATGTGTTAATAATCCTTTGATTTTACCCATAGCTGCTTCTTCATTATATTCAAATCCTTTAATGGCACCGTGTTTTGCTATAAGTTGTTTTAAACCCAACCTTACATCAATACCATCTCTTTCAGCAACAAACTTAATCCACTTTTCAGTTTCTTTAATTTGTTTTTCAGAATATGCATGCCAGTTTAAAAATCCTCTAAATGATTCTTTTAATGTTACAACTTCATCTGGATCAGCTTTAGTTCCTACATAGGTTTTATGATCTTTAGTTAATTGACCCATGCAACAGATTTCTAAACCTACAGAACGTCTATTCATCAAACCTGATTTAGTTAAACCTAAATGCCAACCTTGATTTCCAGTTGGAAAAGCCTGAACCATTTGACCATCATATTTATCATTACCGTTACGGTGATTTCTACCACCTAAAACAAATTCAGTTCCAATAGGTCCTCTGTTATCTGTATTCCACATATCAACACAAGCATAAGGATTATTGTTTCCCGCTGTATGATGTAAGAATATATATTCATTCTTAATGGGGCCTTTAATATATTCTTTAGGTGATAAATAATGTTTCTGAATAATTTGATCAAAGTTAGTCTTAAAATATTTATCAGATATATCTGAGTCTTCATCAATAGCTTCTTGTAATGCAGGTACTTTGTTAAATAACAATGTCCACATGTCTGCATCTACAATTCCTGTAATCTGTAAGTTATTAGAAAGTTGGAACCTAATTACAGCTTTTTCTGTTGCCGGTCCAAACTTACCATCCTGTTTTAATAAGAGTTTGGATTGGAGGGTCTGGACATCTGGTCCAGAATCCCCTCTTTTTAACATCTTCATAATTTAGTCTATTTGGGATGCTGCATTTTCCATTGCTTCTTTAAAAGCTTTTGCTTCTTCTGAATCAACAGGTACTTGACCACCTTCTTTTTGAGAAGCATATGCTTGTGACATATACATCTGTGCTTGTAATCTCTCAGCTCTTGATTTCTCAATAGTAGCCAAAAGCATTTCATACTCAGCTTGTACTTCTAAATGCGGAATATTGTCTTTGTAGAATGCACTAATTTCTTCTCTACGTACATTTAATTCTTCTTTAGTTAAGATAGGTTCTTTTTCATCTAAAGGATTCTTTGATTTTGCCATTTTATTTTTTTTAAGTTAAATAATGACACAAATATATAATATTAGTTTAAATAAAAAAAGTTTAATGGATTTATTTTTATATTTTATTTTTTTCTAATAAGCCAATTACGGTTTTAAGTTCTGACGCTTTATTAAAAACAATACAGCCTTCTAAAACGTCAACAGTCCATTTATTATTTTTAGCTTCGTCAGAATCACTATCAGATGAAAGGAGTCCAAAACCACCTATATCTTTTGAATAGTAATACCAAGCTTTAGTAGATCCGCTTGACTCAGGTGTTTCATCAAAACGTTCAAACCCTAATTTAATTAAATCATTCTCTTTCATTTTGTTTTAACTTATAAATTACTAATTTTATCATTTTCTCAATAGCAGTATCTTTATCATAACACACGGCCACTAATTCTTTATTAGGAAGATTTACACTTTTCTATTATTTTAATTTCCTGAATAAGTTTTTTGAATATAGAAAATTACGTCTGCAATCTGCACATCATTATTTCCTGCAACTGATATATTCCACTGATTACCGTTAGCAACAAAATCTTCATCAGCATAAAATAAAAATGTTTCATTGTAGTTTTCCCAACTATTTGCTTTACCAAAAAAAAGTCTTTTTGATAATCTATCACATGGTGTTCCATTTGTAGAACCCATTGATATATTCATATAATTCCGCGATGCATTTGCCGTTCTAGCTTTAAACGCTACAACCATACTATACACATCATTTACTTTACCAGGTGTAACCTTTTGTAAAATACCATTATAAAAACTATTGGTTGAGTTCAATTGAGTTTCTATTTTAAATCCTGCATTATTTGGTAAGATAACCGGAGCCACATTGTATACAATATTTAATGGTGCTGCCTGAGTATACTGAGTATCGTCATATCTCGCCCATCCTCCAGTATCCACTTTAGGTATACTACGCAATATATAATTCTTTATAGCACCAATATTAATTAAACTAGCTTGCATTTTGGGTTGTTGCTTTAGTACTTCCTGCGTATCAGTGTATGCGGCAGATAGAATATAATCTTTATCTGTTGGGACTTTAATCTTACGCTTGGCAATTAAACTCATTATATCTTGCAATGCAGTACTCATAGTTTCTTTATTTATTTGGTTATCTCCCTATAGGATTAATATACAATTTTCTTTTGTAAAGGTAAAACAAAATCCCCTGATTCTGATCAAGGTAACTCAAAAAAATTTTTTGTCCCCAAAAAAAATAGTGTGTTTTAAGTTCTAAGTACCTTCTACCAAACTGATCCCCAGCTAATTTTTGCGGTGAGGGTACCCCCGT